ATAGTTTTTGTATTAAAAAATTCTTTGCGTTTCCTAAACTCACGTGAGAGGCAATAGCAAAATATAATGCTGTTCTATTTCTATCTATAAATTTTAAATTTGTTTCTAATGCTTCTTTATATTTTTGTTTACCTTTTTCAGTTTTTCTAGCACTAATTTCTGCTTTTAATATTTGTTCGTAATATTCTCTAAACATATCTTGTAATACTCTAACTTTTGCCATAGAGTTACCTTGACTATTTTTTATATAATGATTGAAAAAGGATTTTAATCTAAACCCTACTGATAGACTATCGTTTGATTTCATTGAGTTTAACAATGGACCTGCTTTAATTAAAGAACCTTGTGCCATTCTTATTAGACCATCAAATCTTGCTAGTTCTCCAGTAGTAAATGTTGATGATCCAGATGTATCGGTATAACCTGCACTTGCTAAATAGACTGCTGTTGATCCTGTTGAACCTTTTATAGTCCCAAATCCTGCTGTCATTGATTGCATATTCTTACCTGTATAGTAAGTATGAAAAACAATTCCTAATCTTGCTCTTGCAATTCTTCTTCCTAGTTTAGAAGAAGTAGGTACTGCATATGTAATGGTGTTAGGTGTGAAAGTTATCATTTTTTCACCATCAATAACGGCAGGTTTGAGTTCGCTTCTAGTAAATAGTAGGTCTCCTTGATAAACGCCTTTGATACCTAATCTTTTTAAATCTCTCAAACAAGCAAGTAATTTACTTGCAACAGGTCCAGAGTGATTATTAGATATATCGCCAGGTGTATAGTTTATTTTAGGAGTTTTATTGAAGACTGATTTTGTTCCGACAAAGAATTTGCCGTTTTCAGGATTAGTACCACATATAATAGCAGGCGCACCGTCCCACTTAACAGACATATTTACACGTCCGCTAGCAGAACCAGCAAGCATATTTCTTACTGACTTTAAAAAATTTATTGCGTTTACGCCACCTTCAGAACCACGATTAATAATATCGTCTTCTAAATGTTCAAGGTGTGTATTCTTATTTGAGGTAATAAAACCTTTAAAACTAAACATTTGCTCTCCAATTTGTCCATTAATATAATCACTTTTTCCATATAAATCAATTAATACTATTTATACACCGCACTCTTTCTCTAATAGTTTTTTATATTGTTCAGATAAGTTACCTAAAAATTGAGGTTGTGGTGTAAATTTACCTTTATATCTAATCTGTAAATCAACAATAGGTATATTTCCTCTTGTTAATGTTAAATATATTTTCGCTGCTTCTGATTTAGCAGACTTTTCTTTATTAATTTTTATCTCATAGGGTTTGTTTTTAAACATCTTTTCTAATCTAGTTAAACCACATAGAGTTGTTTCTAGTGGCAATACAGCAGCAGGAAAAATAGATACCGTATTATTTTTTTTACTTGCGTCTGCGATACCTGTAACTAAAGCAAAATTAAACTGAAATTTTTTTAATTCTTTAGAATCTAATTGATCGTATAATTTTGTTTTTAAAATTAAATTAATTAATGTGTCTGCAAAAAGTTCAGCATTTTTATTCATAACTTTTAAAAACGCAGTAAACAATGGATTATTTTTTTCGCTTAGTTTTTTGTTTACAAAATATCTCATTGATTTAGGGTCTCTGGTATCAGTTGCTAAATATCCACCTTTCATTTGATAAGAACCTTTAACGTCAATATATGCTCTATCAAATAATTTCTTATCTCTTTGTTTTGCTTCGTATAATTCTTTTCTATTGCTACTTTTCAAACTTTCAAAATTTTTTATATCACTCTTTCTAATAATATTTTTCTTTACTGCCTCTATAACTACGTCTGAAAAATATTTAATTCTTATATCAACTAATTCTTTTTTAAGTTTGTTAAACTCAGGACCGATTAATATTGAGTCAAATGCTTTATTAATAAGAGTAGGATTAGGTGCTTTAGGTTTGTTTTTCTTTTTAAGAGATATGCCGTAGAAAACTTTTTTATCTCTAGTGTACATTAAGTCGGAAGAATTATAATCTTTCATACCAAATGCTGATACTTGAAACTTTTGAACATCTTTAGGTAATACATTACCTGTCATATAAACTTTTTGAGAAGCAGACACGTCTTGTTTATTTGAGTAATCTCTTAAACCTCTAGCGGCAGAAATACCTACTGCTAAATCTTCAATTGATTTTTCATTATTTTCATCAATCGTATCAATAAAACCTTTTCTAATAGTAGCATTACCAAACTCTATAAGTTTTGTAGTATTGATTTTCTTTTTTATATCTTTTGCTAGATCAACAAGACCCTCATAGTCTTTTGAGTATTTGTCTAATTGATTATTTGAATATAATAGTGCTGACGCACACATTATTTCCGACGCTTCGTATGCCATAGTTCTCTCCTATAACATATTTATAAGATGGTGTCAAGCTCTGGTCCAGAGAAATTGTGGTATTCCGCCGTTCATTTGCCAGACTTTGTGTTTGTTTTGAAAGTCTGCAAGTTTTTGTGCGTCTTCTTCAAAAAAGTATTCTGCAACAGCATTGTTTGTAGGTTTTTCTACAACTTGCCATACAAATTTACGACCTTTCTTTTTCATCTTTACTTTGTAAGTTAAAGTATCGTATTCTTTGTCCGATTTAGGTTTGCGATCACCTCTATGAAATCTAACTTTTTGTTTTTTAGGCATATTATTTTTCCTTCTTACCAAAGAAAGTATTAAAACTTATTATTATTCTGTCTTTACTTTGATTCTTTTCTGTACCTGAACCGTGTAATAACCAACCAGGCCACATTACCATAAGTCCTTTTTGAGGTGTTATCTTATGTGTGTTACCTGTTATAGAATTAGGATCCCTAAAGTATAAGTTGCTACTTTTCTCATCACAATTTAAATATATTACACCTGATATAACTGCATTAGGGTGATTGTGTGTAGTCAATATACTACCTTCGCCTTGAATATTTGCCCAAGAGTCTGTAATTTTTTGACCATCAATATAAAGTTCTTTAGTAATTTTTTCTGTTAACCACTTATGATTATCTAAAAAGAAATGATTATTTTCGTGGGCACGATAAGTTGATTTAGCATTACCTTGAATAGAACCGTGTTCCATAAAGTCTTCTGGTTTCATACTACTAATTAACTTTTGTATTTCATCATCATTAAGAAAATTATATTTCTCGTAAATGCTAATTGTAAATATATCTTTTTTTCTCATCATTACATTTTAAAATCACTAAACTTATCGTATGGATCCTTTTCGTTAGTTTCAACTTGTGTACCTTTATCAACAATATTTTGTGCTACATTTTCTACATCATAGAGTCTCATCTTTGCTCTATCTACACCTACAATAAATGATCTGTTTATTGCAGGATCATTATATCTATTCTTTAATTGTTTGACTTTCATTTGACCTAGTTGTTCTAGTTCCTCATTTGACATAAGAGCAAACATAAAGTCAGCAGTTGCAGGTAAACCAAAACTTTCTGAAGTATCTTCTAATCCAATATCTGTACTTACGAAACCTGTTCTAGTTGTTTGTGTTGCACTAAAGATTGGCACATTAAACTCAACAGCAAGACCTCTTAATTCTTCAGCAATTGCTTTAATATAAAAATAAGATGATATATTACCACCTCTAAATCTAGCACTAGCACATATATTTAAATAATCTATGAATACTACATCTGGTCTAAAACTTTTCTTTAATGCAAGTTCATTAAACAATGCTCTAAAGTGTCCACTATGAGCAGACGCAGTAGGATATTCTTTTATAATTAATTGACCATTAGTTTTGTTTTTGACTTTTAATATTTTAGAATCATATAAGTCTTTTGGTAATGCGTGTAAATCATCTATTGTTGTATCTAATAAGTTGGCGTCTATTCTTTCAGCAATTCTTTCTTCCGCCATTTCTAAAGTTATATACAATACATTTAAACCTTGTGCCAAATAAGCACTAGCACAATGACACATAAACAAAGATTTACCTACACCTGTACCTGCAAGAGCAATATTCAAAGTTTTACTTGGCACACCACCTTTTGTAATCTTGTTAAAGTATCTTAAATCAAATTGATACTTTTTCTCTTTTGTATGATAATATTTAAATCTTGCTTCTGCGTCTTCTATATAATCGTGCCCTATATGATTATCAAAACTAACTGCTAATGCGTCTGCTAATATGCCTGGTATTGCCTCTGGTGTTCTTTTAGTATCTTTCTTATCTAAAATTTTGATACCGTCTAATACAGCATTGTGAACAGCACGATCTTTACAAAACTTTTCAGTTGTATCTAATAACCATTGTTGTTCAACATCTTCAGGATTAAGTTGAGATATTAATTCTTTTACTAATCTATTTTCATCTTCGTTTATATCTTTACGATTACTTAATTCTATTAATATTGATTCTTTTGTAGGTAAGTTTTTATATTTTTGAACAAACGAATCAATCTCTTGGAATAAAATCTTTTCTTCTCTTTTAGGAAAATAGATTTCATTTATAAAAGGTAAAGTTTTACGAGTAAAATCTTCATTGAATATAAGATTTCTTAATATTGTAATCTCTAATCTTTCATTATTCATATACTGCTGTACCTTCGCTAACTTGTTTTTCTAATTGTTCTATTAATATATCACCAATATAATCTATAAATTCCTGTTTGTCAATGTTGGTTTCGTGTGGATTGAAAATTATGTCGTAATCAAATTTCATAGGTAAAGTACCATCAGGATTTTCATCTTTAGCAAATCCTACTTTACCATACTTGTATATAATACCTTTGTACTTACCTTCTAATAACTTTACGCAACTAAAGTCATCACCTTCTCTTTGTACAAATGCGTATTTTTTATTCTTCGTCTGATCCGTAGGTGAATTTTTGTTTGGTGTATTCATCAATTTTAGTTAGTACCTCTTTTGTAAAATATTTTTCTGGCTCAGTATTGAT